TCCTTCTCCGTATCCGTTGGGGATCGGCCTGAACTGGCGGGAACTGGCCAGAACCAGCCAGGGGAAAAGGTGATTGGTCGTGATCGACCGCGATTGGAGACGGCCGGTGTTGGGGGGAAGTCGTGGGGGATTGAGGTTGCACGCTGGGCTAATGCACACATGGGTGTTGAGTTGATGGGCTGGCAGGTTCACGCCCTCGAGGGCATGCTCATGTTGGATGAGACCGGCGAACTGCATTTTCGTGAGGCGTTGGTGTCCACGGCCCGTCAGAACGGTAAGTCTGTTCTGCTTCAAGCCGTGTTGGGCTGGTTTCTGACTGATGGTGCTCGGTATCGCGGCCGCCCCCAATCCGTGCTGTCCGTGGCTAACCGGCTTGATCGTGCGGAGGCTATCCACACCGCTTTGGCCCCCATCCTCGAGGCCCAGTATGGGGCGAAGGTCACCAACGCTGTCGGCCGTAAAGCCGTCTTGATGCCCGATGGCTCCAAGTGGGAGGTGCGTGCCGCCACCCCCAACTTGCACGGCGGATCGTACGACCTAATCGTCGTCGACGAACTGTTTGACATCGGCTCCAACTGCATCGACGACGCACTACGGCCGTCCATGATCGCCCGACCCAACCCGCTGTTGGCGTGCTTTTCCACAGCCGGCGACGAAGGCTCCACCGTCATGATTCAAATGCGGGAGATGGCGGTGGCCGAGATTGACGCAGGCGTGTGCGGCGACACCTACTTTGCCGAGTGGTCGATGCCACCTGGCGTCAACCCAGCCGACGAGCAATGGTGGGGGTGGGCCAACCCGGCGTTGGGCACCACCGTCACCGTCAAAGCGTTGCGGGCCGCGTCCAAGAAAGAATCGTTTATGCGTGCTCACCTGAACATGTGGGTGTCGGCCCGTGGTGCATGGTTGGATGCTGGCCAGTGGGCTGACCTGCAAACCGACGAGCCGATGCCAGCCGGAGGAATTTTGGCGGTGGACTCGAGCGTAGACGAAGCCCGGTATGTGGGTGTCCGATCGGTCGTGGCGGACAACAAAGCACACGTCATTGTTGAATTTGTCGCCAATTCGGAGGATCAGATGTGGTCGGAAATTGAGCGAGTCATGGCGGACACCACGGTGCAGTTGGCCCTCACACCCACCTTGGAGATCCACTGCCCACCCAACTTGACACGCCGCACCACCATCGTCGGCTACGGCGAACTCCTAAAATTCTCAAGCCTCGTGCGGTCAATGCTGGTGGAGGGCAAGGTGACGCAACGCGGCCAACGCACCCTCACCGAGCACGTCTGCCGTGCCGTGCTTACCAAAACCGCACAGGGCACTGTGTTGTCTTCGCAGAAGTCGCCGGGCCCAATCGAACTGGCACGGTGCATGGTGTGGGCGATCGCCCTGTGCTCGAGGCCCGCAATTCGCACGAAACCCATACTTGCCATAGCCCCATAGCACTAACGTGTGGTCTGGCGACCGTCCCGTGTCGGGCGGGGCGGCCGCCACCTATCGCGAGGTAACCCATGGGCATCTTCAATCGAACTGTGAACAAGGCGGCCATCAGTCCGGCCCCCGAACCTGCCGTCAAAGCGGCCGCAGTCGGCTCCGGATCGTTCTCCGGGTACGGCACATACGGCGGGTACACCAGCCAACAGCAGGGCATCAACTTCGTGGGTGCGTACTACACCTACTACGAAGGCGAAGCCCGTAACCGTGCCATGTCGGTGCCCACGATCAGCCGTGCTCGAGACCTGCTGGCCTCGGTGATCGGCTCCACCCAGTTGTGCATGTACATGGAACGGTGGAACGAAACCGAAGGCGAAATGGAGCAGGTCGATCTGGCCCCGCGTGCGTGGCTCCGCCAACCCGACCCGTCCGTGCCGTACAGCACCCTCATGTCGTGGACGTTAGACGACCTGTTCTTCTTCGGCCGTGCGTTCTGGTACATCACGTCCCGCACCGCCGATGGTTTCCCGGCATCGTTCACACGCCTGCCAGCGGGCACCGTCACCACACAAGACCAGTCCGGCCCCGTCTGGTTCGCCCCCTCAAGCGAGGTCTACTTCCAAGGTGGCATGATCCCGCCCGAGGATCTGGTGCAATTCATCAGCCCGGTGCAAGGAATCATCTACATGTCCGAGCAGGCCGTGGCGACCGCCCTCCGCCTCGAGGAAGCCCGCTATCGCAACGCCCAATCCGCCATGCCGTCCGGCGTACTCAAGCAGACCGGTGGTGAGCCGTTGTCCGCACAGGAACTGGCCGACCTTGCGGCCGCGTTCAACAGTGCACGCATGTCCAACCAGACGGCCGCACTCAACGAATTCTTGGATTACACCGAAACGAAAGCGTTGCCCGACAACATGCTGATGGTCGAGTCCGCCGAATTCCAAGCCAAAGAACTGTGCCGCCTCACCAACATCCCGTTTTACTTGGCCGGTGTCAACATCGGGTCGTATCAGTACACAACCAGCCGTGGAGCCCGTGAGGATCTGTACTTGTTCGGTGCACGCCAGTATCTGGACTGCGTGTCGCAAACGTTGAGCATGAACAACGTGCTACCGCGAGGCACCTACGTCAAATTCGACATCGACGACTATTTGGCCGGTGTCATGGAAGACGCAATGGAAGACATGCCCGAAACCACACGAACCCCCGACACCGAACCCTTGGAGAACTGATGCACATTCAACTATCAGCAGGCTTCGCACTCGACGTACAAGCCGAAGCAGGCGAGACCACCGGCCGCCGCGAAATCTCCGGCCTCGCCGCCCCATACCAGGTGTCCGCCACCGTCAGCGGTGGTGCGTCTGTCATGTTCGCCCCCGGCTCCCTGCCGGTCAACGGCAAAGCCCCCAAACTGTTCATGTACCACGACGCCTCCCAGCCGGTCGGACTGGTCACCGAACGCATGGAAGCACCCGATGGATCGGGCATGCTGTTCACCGCCAAAATCGCCGCCACCGCCGCTGGTGACGAAGCCCTGCAACTGGCCAAGGAAGGCGTGCTGGACAGCGTGTCCGTGGGCGTCGACGTGATCGAGTCCTACGAGGCCGAGGACGGCACCACCGTCATCACTTCGGCCGAGTGGCGAGAGTTGTCACTTGTCCCCATTCCGGCTTTTGCCAGTGCTACCATCACCGATGTGGCCGCCTCGGCGGACACGACTCCCGACACAGAAACCCAGCAAATCCTGAACGAGGAGAACGAAGTGTCCGAAGTCGAAGCCGCCGCCCCCGAAGCCGCACCCACCGCCCCCGCCATTTTTGCCCAGCCGCGTAAGGCTCCCCGCCTGCCTTCGGCCGGTGAGTGGATGGCCGCCTACCACATCGGAGGCGACACCTTCGCCAAGGTGAACGGTCAGGTTGCCGAGTGGAAGAAGGAGAACCAGTCGACCTTTGAGGCCGCCGCTGGTGACATTGCCACCACCAACACGCCCGGTCTGTTGCCGGTGCCGGTGTTGGGCCCCTTGGTGCAGAACATCAACTTCGTGCGTCCGGTCGTCAACCGCCTCGGAGCCCGTGCCTACCCGGACGGCGGAGCCCAGAAGACGTTCGTGCGTCCGACCATCACCACGCACACCAGCGTCGCCGCACAGGCCGCCGAATTCGATCCGGTGTCCGCCACCACCATGGTGATCGCATCCAACACCGTCAGCAAGACCACGCTCGCCGGTCAGGTCACCTTGTCGGTGCAGGACATGGACTTCACCTCACCGGCCGCCATGCAGTTGATCCTCAACGACCTGATGGGCGAATACATGTTGGCTTCGGACAACTTCGCCGCTGACGCACTGTTGGCCGGTGCCAACTCGAGCGGCGTGTGGGACGGCACCACCACCGACCTGATGAAGTCGATCTACGACGCGGCCGTCGACGTGTCCAACGGAACGAACTTCTTCCCGGACACCATCTTTGTGTCGCCGGACGTGTGGGGCCAGATGGGCCAGTTGGTGGACGGCTCCAACCGTCCGGTGTTCCCCTATGTTGGCTCGGCCGGTCTGCAGGGCTACAACGCCCTCGGCGGCGGCAACGCCACCACATGGGTCGGCTCCAACCCACTTGGCCTTGAGATCGTCGTGGACAGCAACTTCGCTGCCAAGACCATGATCATCACAAACAGCCAGAAGGCTTTTGAGTTCTACGAGCAGGTTCGTGGACTCACCAGCGTCGAGGTGCCCGCCACCCTCGGCCGCACCTTCTCGTTCCACGGCTATGTGTCCAGTTTCGTGGCCGTGTCGTCGATGATCCGCAAGATCACGCAGGCCTGATCGGAGGGGCCGCCACATGGCGACCTACACAGTCCAATACGGAGTCATAGTCCCCGGCTACGTCACCGCCACCACCCTCACCCCCAACGAGATCGTGGTGGGCGGATCGGTGACAGTGGCCGGTGTGGGAGCGGCGTACAACGGCACGCACACGGTGTACGCCCTTCCGCAGTATTTGCCGGTCAACGTTGGTAGCGACGGCATCATCGAGTACGACACGTCGTACCCGTTGGCCAACGCAGTCATGTGGGCGTCCAACCAGACGCCCGAGGACATCAACGCCATCACCGGCACGATCGCCTACAGCCCGACATGCACTTGGATCACATACACGCAGATCCAAGACTGGCTGGGCATCACGCTCGCTGGTGGTGCCGAGACCGCGTTTCTGACGCAGTGTGCGGCCGCCGCTAACGCCTTCTGCTATCGCCGACGTCAAGAATCCGGGTACATCGACGCATTGGGCACCAGCCCGTCCGGCGACGTCACCCTGGGCACGATCATGTACGGCGGAGCGTTGTACCGTCAGCGTGGAGCCATCGACCAATTCGCGTCGTTCTCCGAGATGGGCCAAGCCCCCACGGTCGGCCTGTCACCGTTGATCAAGCAACTGTTGGGCATTAGCCGTCCGCAGGTCGCATGAGATGGCCTACACCGACCTATTCAACGAAGCCATTGACGACCTGTCGGCAACGCTGGCAACGATCAGTGGCCTGCGTGTCGTTACCGATCCCGCCAAGATCAACCCACCCTGCGTGTTCTTGGATGCACCGTCGTGGGAATCGTGGAACGGCAACATCGTAAAAATGACCTTTCAAGCCCGGGTCTTTTCGCTGGGCCCGTCCAACCTTGACGCACTCCGCGACATCCTCGCCATCTGTGCCAAGTTGCTTGAGAAGAACGTGGCGGTCATGGACGGCCGCCCGGTATCCATTCAAATCGGCGGACAAGAATTCCCCGCCTACGACCTCACAATCCCCCTACAAGCACAAGCAGGTTGACAATGCCGTATCGCATCACATCCACCCGTATCGGCGAACTGGGAGCCATCTACGAGCCCGTGGAGGGCGTCAACGTGGAAGCCTTGATCGCCGGAGGATTCATCGAAGCCACGCACACTGGCACCGGCAAATCTGCTAAAAATAAGAACACGGCTCCCGACGCTGGCAACCATCCCAAGGAGTAAACATGCCCACGTCGACCTACCTCTCCAACCCAGTCGTGACCATCAACGCGGTCGACTTGTCCGACCAGTGCACCTCGGCCACCATCAGCCAGGCATTTGATCAGTTGGAAAACACGGCGTTTGGTGACACGGCCCGCAAGTACACGGCCGGACTCCAGACCAACAGCATCACCCTCGAGTTGTACTGGTCGACCGCCTCCACCGAAACCTACGCCAGCCTGAAGTCGCTGGTGGGCACGTCGACGAACATCACCATCAAGGGTTCGTCCGCCGCCACGTCGGCCACCAACCCGCTCGGCACCCTCACCGGAGGCTTCCTGGCTGAACTGCCGGTCGCCTACACCATGGGCGAACTGGCCACCGTGTCCATCACCTTTAACGGTGGCACATGGGCATGGTCGGAATCCTGATCTAAACCCAACCTGAAAGGCCCGACATGAAACTTCATCTGAAGGTGGACATTGGTGATGGCCCGTTTGTGGTCACCACCAACCTGCAAACCGTGATCGCATGGGAACGCAAGTACCGCAAGAAGGCCGGTGATCTTGCGTCCGGCATCGGCATGGAAGACCTTGCGTTTATGGCGTGGGAATGTTGCAAGCGTGACAAGGTCGTGGTGCCCGTCGAGTTTGACTCGTTCATCAGCCGTCTGGTGGAACTCGAGGTGGTGTCGGAGGAAGCGGTAGGCCCTTTCTCCCCGGCACCTACCGACGCTCATTAGCAGAACTGCTAATCAGCACCGGCTGGTGGCCGCCTGATGTACCATTTGACTTTGAGGACGTGGCGACCGTGGCCGCCATCATCAAGGAGTCAAAGCGATGACAGCGAGCATCAGGGTTGAAGGAGTAGCCGAAACCCTTCGCGTCCTGCAACGCATTGACCCAGACCTGCGACGGCAACTAATCAAAGACCTAAAGCAGGTCACCAAGCCGGTCACCAACGCCATAAAAGGCAACTACACCGACCAACTGCTGTCCGGCACCGCCCGCACATGGTCGCCTCGAGGACGCACCATTTTCCCGTACAGCCGTCAAAAAGCCGTCGCCGGTGTCAAGGTCACCGCATCATCGTCGAAGCGAAACCAGACCCTTTTGAGCATTACCCAGAAGGATCCGGCCGCATCAGTGTTTGATATGGCGGGCAAAGCCAACGACAACCGGCTGGCCAACGCCCTTGACACCCGCTTCCCGAAGCCGTCCCGCGTCATGTGGCGATCCTACGAACAGGCCGACGAAGGCATGATGGACGAAATCCAAAAGTCAGTCGATCAGGTGATGGCGTCCATCAACAATCTGCAAAGGGCGATCCTGTAATGGCCATCAAAATCCCCATCATCACCGAACTACAGGACGAAGGCATCAAGCGTGCCAAACGCGAATTCGACAAATTCAAAGGTGCCGTAGCCGGGGCCGAAGGTGGGATGGGCAAACTCAAGGCCGGATCAAAAGTCGCCTTTGACGCCATCTCCGCCAACGCAGCCACGTTTGCCACAGCAGCCGCCGGAGCCGTTGTCACCTTCGCCGCCCAAGGCATAAGTGCGTTCCAAGACCTCGCCTTGTCGGCCGACAAGTTTGCCGGGGCCACCGGACTGGCCGTCGAGGAAGCCTCACGCCTCATGGAAGTCACCGGCGACCTTGGCATTGAGGCGGGCACCGTAGAAACCGCCATTGGCAAGATGAACCAAAACCTTGGCAAGTCGCCAGACTTGTTCGAGGAGCTGGGCGTGCAGGTTGAGTACGCCAAGGACGGCACCGTTGACGCCAACGAGACGTTTCTCAACGTCATTGACCGCCTGAACAAGATCAAGGATCCCGCCGAGAAGGCCCGTGTGGCCACCCAACTGTTGGGTAAGGGCTGGCGGGACATGTCCAACCTCATCAGCATGGGCTCCGACGATCTTCGCAAGTCGCTGGCCACCGTGTCGGACGCCAAGACGATCAGCCCACAGGAGGCCGAGAAGGCCCGCAAATTCCGCGACAACATGGACAACCTCAAGGACACTATTGAGGATCTGTCGTTGCAGATTGGCGAAACACTTGTGCCAGCCCTCTCGACGGCTGTGGAGCAGATCAACAAACTGCAAATTCCGACCATTAGCGGCGGGTTCCTAAAGGCGTTTTTCGGTGGCCCAACCGACAAGGTGGCTGGCCAGATGCAGATGGTCAGCGGACTGCTAAAGGTTTTTGGTGTCAATCTTGAGGACGCTGGCGACAAAGACCCGTTGATTACTGAAGAAGAAATCAACAACATGCAGATGGCGTCCACCGAACTGGACAGGTTCAACCAAGCCGCCCTTAATCAGATTAAGTACGCCCGTCTAAAGCCGTTTAAGGAACTGTCAACTGGGGCCAACCAACTGGCCACCGAATTGGACAACATCAACAAGGCGTGGGACAGGCTCGTAGGCAACCTGAACATGACGGTGGAATTTGACCGGGCACAACAGGAACTGGTCGCCCTTGAGGAGGCCGCCGCTAAAGCCTTTGCTACCGGTGCCGGATCTGACATTGCCGCCTACAACGAAGCGGCCGCCCAATTCGTCGGCACGCTGGCCGCCATCTCGGAGGGGCTGGGTAAGGTCGCCAGCCGCGAAATCAAGATCCGGTTCAACGCTGAAGGCCCCGGTGCCGCCCTTGCTTTGGCCGCTTGGTATCGCTCCGGTGGCGAACTGTCCGGGCTGAACGCCAGCCAACTACTCGGTGCGGCCGGACTATCCATACCGGGCCGAGCAATGGGAGGCCCCGTGTCTGCTGGCGGCACCTACCTTGTGGGCGAGCAGGGGCCGGAACTGTTGACCCTCGGAGCCCGTGGCGGGTATGTCACCCCCAACCACGTTTTAGGCGGAGGGTCAATCAACGTGACCGTGACTTCGGCCGACCCCAACGAGGTCGTGCGTGCCCTACAAGCGTACGTTCGCCAGTCTGGGCCTGTACCCGTGAACACTCGAGCGATGTGACATGGCAAAAATTGTTTGGTCTGTTTACAACAATCGAACGGCAACGACATACACGTCGTCAATCTTGTCGGCTTCGTACACCTACGGTCGTCAATCGTATTTAGATAACTACGCAGGAAATTCGCTATTACTGACAATCAAGAACCAATCGAACGAAGCCGGTGGATTCCAAATCAACGACCTCATTGACTTTTTGGGTGATTTAGGTATTTATCGTGCGTATTACCAAAGTTTTTGGGTTGCAGAAATTCAATACAACGATTATCCCGGTAACACAGGTTTTTCGACTGCAACAATTGTTTGTCAAGACGCAATGGCACGGCTGGGCCGCGTATTGGGCGAAGGCAACACACTTTCCGCAGGCACCACAGGATCCCAATTAAATGCGATGGACGGCTTATCATCGTGGCCGCCAAACATCACCACTTCGTCAAACGCAACCGATTCCCAAGCATCAGCCGCAACGGTGACAGCATCATGGAACAATCAAATTAACTTGCTCCAAACCACGGAAAAAGGAATCATTACTTGGAGCAACGGTCGAGCAATACGCATCTCGGGCCGGTCGTACGTCAACTCGTTGCGACCTCTCGCCCCAGTTTCTTTGAGTCGAACACCATCGGCAACTGCAATCGGTTACCAAACATTTGACAGAATCGCGGCCGGTCAAACTTTTGTCAACACCGTCGAAATTGAGCCTGCTGGTTTAGCAAATGCAACAGGCTCTAACGCCACATCAGTGACCACTTACGGACAAAACGGCATCACTCAAGTTACCGTTGACGCAAACGCAACACAGGCCCAAGGAAACGCAGATTGGACGGCGAATTCATTATCAGACCCTAACTCGTTGCGTTTCTTTGTGGGTTTTACCGACGCATCACAAATAGAAAACACGCTTTTAGGATTTCTCCAAAACGTCACATACACCGGGGCAAACCCGTTTGTGGTCACAACTTTGACATACCGTGTGCCCGGAGCAGTTGCCGACACAACACTTGAGGTTCTTGTTGAGGGTTTTACGGTTCGAGTAAACCCAACCTTGTCGGATTGGACGTTTTACCTTTCTCCGTTGACCTACTACCAGTTCTTCACTCTCAACTCTTCAACGCTGGGTATCCTGAATACCAGCAGACTCGGATGGTGACCCATGGCAACACTTGGAACATTCTCGGCAGGGCAGGTTTTGACCGCCGCCGAACTAAACGCAATCGGCACGTTTACCTCGTTCACCCCGTCGTGGACGGGAATCACCGGCGGTACGGGAGCCTCGAACACCGGTCAGTATTCCATCGTCAACAAAATCCTCTACATACGCGTCCGCTATGTACTGGGCACTGGTGGAAGTTTTACGGCAACACCGACGATGACATTGCCTGCATCTTCGACGATGGCTGGCAGTCCGACCATGGTTTGGGTTCCGAGCATGGCTGGAACCGCGAATGACTCGGGCGTTGCGTCGTACTCGTTGTCGATTCTTCCAGCAAGTACCACAACAATTCAGCCGTACGTTCAAACCGCGTCGGGAACGTATGTCACGCTCACAACTCTTGTAAACGCAACAGTCCCTTTCACTTGGGGCGTGAATGATTACCTCGAAATCTCAGGATGGGTACAGATCGCATGATTACCGCACAATGCACAAACACTGATTGCCGCGAACACGGCACCGCCTACAATCTTGAAGGGGCTGACCGGCCCGTCGAGTGCGGATTTTGTGCTCAAATTTGCACCACCTCCGACGAGCGACCCGACCCCGAACTGACCTTCGGCTTCCCGATCGAGCCATGAAAAGCCTCGCCGTCCTTGCCCTCCTGTTCGGCTTCCTGTCCATCTGGCTTGTCACCGGATGCAACGACCGGACCCGCGAGAACTGCCAGACCCAGCCCACCGCACCGCGATGCGACACAGGGAACGGAGCCACCACCCCATGAAGCGATACACCAACAGCGAGATCAAAGCTCGACTGATCCTTGCCATCGGGATCTGCCTCGGACTCACTTTTATGATGAGCGTGGGTGCCCTGCTGTACGGCCTGCTGTTCGTCGTCCAACCCCTCGAGGTGTCCCCCAACGACGAATCCGCGTGGGCCACCCTGAACCCGCTTGTGCTGTTCATGACCGGAGCCCTGTCCGGCGTACTCGCATCCAACGGCCTTAAAGACAAAGACAAACAGGAAGACCACCAATGATCGCCAGCACCATCACTGTCACCACCAGCCCCACCGTGCTCGTGGCCGCCACCGCCAACGCCACCCGAACCATCTACATCGAACCCGTAGGCGGCGACATCCATGTAGGCGGATCAGCCGTCACCACCACCACCGGACTCGTCACGAAGAAAGACCAAATCTCCACCTACCTACTCCCCCCGAAAAACGCCCTTTATGGCATCACCTCAACCGGCACGGTGACCATCCGCATCCTGCAACCCGAAGGTGACTACTGATGACCGAAGCCACCCGCTTTAAGTCGTGGCAAAAGATGGGTGCACCGGCCGCCCCGCACAACGTCAAGTCCCCCAACCTCGTGCAGCTTGTCGCCTACGCCCGACGCACATGGGGATTGGTAAACCTCGGCATCTACAACCATCGACCGATCCGCGGGGGCACCGCATGGTCGTCGCATGCGTTTGGTGCGGCCGCCGACCTCGGCTACACCGACCGGCCCGCCCTCGACAACACCGTGTTGCCGTTCCTGATCGTGCACAGCCACGAACTGGGCATCCAACGCATCCACGACTACCAACGCAAACGGTATTGGGAGGCTGGCAAAGGTTGGGTGAACAAGTCGCCCGGGGAAGGCTTCGCGTGGATCCATGTGGAAACCCATGTGGACGACTGGGGAAACGACACCCCGATTGAGGCACGCTTTTCCACAGCCCCCACACCGGCCCGCCCGTACCCCGGCAAACCCGTAAAGCGTGGTGCAACGAACAATCGTGACGACGTGAAAGCCATCCAGCATGTTGTGGGTGTCATCATGGACGGCAAATTTGGTGTGGTCACCGAAGCGTCCGTGCGTAATTGGCAGACCCTCCACGACCTCAAGGCGGACGGTGTGGTGGGCCCGATCACATGGGCCCGCATGTTCGGATGACGTGACAAACCGACCTTGAGTCGGTAAACATTCCCCCGACCTCGGAAACCCGACTCAGGAGGAAACCATGAAACCCAGAAACCTGTTAGTGCTATTCGTTGGCCTGCTTGTCAGCCTGACAGCGTGCGGCCTGATCGTCTCGCGGATCGTGAGCCCACCGGCCCCGCAAACCAGCCCCGCAGTGGTCACCCCGCCACCGTCCCCCACCATCGTGATCGCCCCCGTGCCCTCGGCTCCGGCGACCACCACCAGCACCACGTCAGAAGCCCCTAAAACGGCCCATGACGCCCTCCAAGCCGATCTAGGCACACTGATGGCACCCGACACTCCCTGCCAAATCTGGGCACCGCTCGTGCTCGAGGTTGGCTGGCCGGAGGAGGAGCTGGTGAACGTGCTGGAGGAGATGTGGCAGGAGAGCCGTTGCCTCAACATCATCCCCGGACACCCGAACTGGAACGGCGGCGATCATGGCCCGATGCAAATTAACCAGGTGTGGAAGGAAGAAACGGCGAACCTGTTCGGGTCGTGGGAGGCGATCAACGACCCCACCGTGAACCTTGCCATGGCCCTCGAGATCTGGCGTTGGCATGATGCACACCGTGGCTGTGGATGGGAGCCGTGGAGCC